GTGCAGGATTCAATGGAGTCTGTGATGCGCTTAGACTCCCATTCGGAAAACCTCGAAAAAGTATGTTTGATGTCAATTATTCTCAGATGTTATGTGGATGGTATGACATCGACGGTGTTCAGCATTATGGGCAGAAAATCACAAACAACACGGACGGAATACTTCAGGATGAAGACAGACATCTTATGACCACGCTGGTACGACGGGGTGATGAACACGCCAAGGTCTTTCGTGGGATGATGGTCTGGTGTGAGATTTATGCTCCCCGGTATTTCTATCAGGAGCTTGACCGATATAGAATCGGCTGCGAGTGCCTTGGGAGCGAATCTACCATGCATATCGAAGGAAAAGGTCTGTCCGAGGAGGAACTTGTCCGCATGAAGGATATGCTTTTGGAGGGCCATATGCAGAAGCGTGTGTGGATGTTCTCCTACCAGACGCTCCGCAGAATATATTTCCAGCGCAGGAACCACCGGCTCCCACAGTGGCGGAAGTTCTGTGAGTGGATAGATACGTTACCTTTTGCAAATGCTTTCATAACGGTAGATGGCAAAGATACTGATAGAGACGAACAGGTATCAGACGCCGATAACCGATGAGTTGCTGGCGCAGTATCCAGAGGAAGTCCAGGAGCAGTTTCTGGACTTTATCGATACTGTGCCTTTGCTCAAATGGATGATTGGTGATCGGCCCCGTGCGAAGGATTTGCCGCGGGATGATAAGGGCCGTATCATCGTCGACATTACGCATCCGCATATCCTTGAAGATATGGATTACTTTCGTCCGGCGGCAAAGTTTTTCGAGGAGAATGGATGCTACTCTTTGCTGAAACCAAATAGCAATCCCAATAGTGAATATGGAAAGTGGTTTGCAGAAGAGGTGCGAAGGTGTCGTGAAGGGTATGTCCGTGAGTCCGACGGTGAGTGGATCACTGGGCAGATGTATTGGTATCTCAACTACTGCCGGATTATGCTGAACCGTTATGACGAAGAAGATAAAATATATATCCGGCTTGAGGACTTTCCTGATTTTTGGGAAGGGATATACTATCGTTTCCATTATCTTGAACAGGCACGAAGAGCTGGCAAACACTGTATAGAGCTTGCTCGTCGAGGAGCAAGTAAGTCGTTCAGCCTGGCATCCATTATGTCACACAACCTGTTGTTTGGTGAAAGCACGAAGGCGAATCATCGTATAACCACGGTTCTGACGGCGTACACGAAAGAATATCTTTCTGAGAAAGACGGTACATTCACCAAGTTTACGCCAATGCTGTCGTTTAGTGCGGCGAATACCGAGTTTCCGAGATTAATGCTTAAACGCTCACCATCAGAGATGGTATGGCGCATGGGTTACAAGACTCCGGACGGGAACATCAGCGACAGGAGTTCCTTAAATGCGGTAATGGGTCTATCGGTGAAGGACGATGAGGGAAAAATTCGAGGCAAGCGAGGATTCATTTTGTTTGAGGAAATGGGCAATTATCCTAATTTCAAGGATGTATGGGATAATGTGCGTGACTCTGTGAAGGAAGGCAGTCATGTGTTTTCTCTTTTATTCGCGGTAGGCACGGCTGGTGATGACGCTTCGGATTTTGCTGGTATTCGCACGATTATGTACAAGCCGGATGCTTATGAGGTATACGCCCTGGAGAATGTATTTGACAAGAAAGGAAAGGGGGCAAGCAAGTTTTGCTTCTTCTTCCCGTCATATATTTCTCGTGCGGGGTGCATGGATAAGGACGGCAATTCCGATGTGGTCAAGGCCCTGTTGGAGATTCTTTCAGAGCGGAATATGGTGAAACAGGGCGGTGATGCCGCCTCTCTGCTGAAGCGTACCGCCCAAATGCCGATAACCCCGGAGGAAGCTATTCTTCGTGTCCGCTCCTCTTTCTTCCCGACGGTCATGCTGAACGAACGGCTGCGTCAGCTTGACTCCCTGCCTCATGCATTCGATGATGTCTATGTTGGAGAACTTGTGGAGCTGGCCGGAAAGGTTGAGTTTCGTTCCACGAGAGACTACCCGATCCGGGAATACCCGGTTGACAATACGGAGCGGGGAGCACTGGAAATTTTTGCAATGCCGCAAACACCTGTACCAAGCAACCGCTATGTAATTGGCGTTGACCCCGTGGATAATGACCAGGCTGAGTCACAATCCCTTATGTCTGCCATAGTATTTGATTTGTTCAATGACGAGATAGTTGCAGAATATACCGGCAGGCAGGACCTTGCAGAATCCGGTTATGAGATAGTCAGGCTGCTCGCACTGTTCTACAATGCGATGGTGATGTACGAAAGCAATAGGAAGCTTATGTTCGCCTATTTCTCAAAAAAGCATTGTACATATCTTCTTGCAGACTGCCCTGAGTGGATTCGTGCAAAAGGACTTGTCAAATATAGCATGTTCGGCTCGTCAATCAAGGGTGTATCCGTAAACGCAGCACTCATCAGTACTGGCATAGACCTCATCAACGACTGGTTGAAGAAGCCTATTCCAGTAGAAGTGAAGGATGAGAATGGGCATGCGCATATTGAGCAAGTACCGCAGATATACAGGATACGCAACAGGGCACTTCTTCAGGAACTGATATCCTATGCGCCCGAGAAAAATACCGACCGTGTGAGTGCCTTGTTCCAGGTGATGTTCTATCGTGAGCAGTTTATTATCCTTTATGGCTGTGCAACTGATGAAGATCAGAGCAGCGCAGGAGATATTACGCAGGACGATTTCTTCAATCTGGATTGGAATCGTCACTTGCAGCGAATGGGTCGGTATAAATAGACTCTTTACGAAACATAATTGATTCATTTACAGCCGTAATTCGCGCCGTTTTTCTGAATAGATTTGCCTTGACTAAAGGCAAATTTTATGGATTTCGGCATAGAGTTCCCCAACCAGATGCTTCCATACAAGTCCAAAGGACCAAAGTGGAAGAAGCAATGTGTCGATTGGGCGGCTAACAGGACATACTTCAATTATTCTCCGGTACGCAGTGATGTGGTTCATATGAAAATCAATTACGACCTGATAAACGGCGTAATTCATATGAGCGACATTGCAGCTATCCTCAACCCGTCGGACCTCTCGACGATGTTCGTACCGGACAAGATACAGCATTATCCTATCATCAACTCGAAACTCAACACCCTCCGTGGTGAGGAAGCTGCAAGGGTGTTTGATTGGCGGGTGATTGTAACGAACCCTTATGCCATATCCCAGATTGAGGAGGAGAAAAAGAAACAGTTCTTCGGCAGTGTACAGCAGATTGTCGAGAGTATGGATATGGACCAGCAGCAAGCAGAGAATCAGCTGCGGGAGAATCAGGATTTCTATGACTACAGCTGGCAAGACCTGCGTGAGATCCGTGCAAACGAACTGTTGAAGCATTATTCTAAGGAGCAGAATTTTAAACGGATATTCAACGACGGGTTCCTTGATGCCTGTGTCTGTTCAATGGAGGCATATCAGTGCGGCATTATTGGCGGAGAGCCTGTACTTACAAGACTGAACCCGATGAAGCTGCGGGTATTCAGAAGCGGCTACTCAAACAGGATAGAAGATGCAGATGTAATTATCTATGAAGACTACTGGTCTCCTGGGCGAATCATTGACACTTACTATGATGAGCTGTCCGTAAAGGATGTAAAATGGCTTAGTGGCGAGATACCAGATTTTGGCGGTAATGGCCCTGTCGGAGCTGCGGGAAACTACAACGAGGCTTATCCGTTCATCAACCGGTTCAACATCGTAGGCGAAGAAGGTGTAATGGTTGATGATGCTACGGGCTACGGCTTCGTGTTTGACAACCTTGCGCAGATGAGCGGAGGTATCGGTTCTGACTTGTTGCCCTATGATGTGGCAGGCAATATCCGCGTCATTCAGGTTTGGTGGAAATCCTATCGTAAAATCTATAGCGTCAAGTCTTTCGATCCTGTAACCGGTCAGGAGAATATAGACTTCTATCCGGAGACCTATGTGCCGAACAAAGATGCTGGTGAAGAAGCCACGGCGCTCTGGATAAATGAGATGTGGGAAGGGACGAAGATTGGTGAGGATATCTATGTCGGTATCCGCCCCTGTATCGTTCAGCATAACTCCCTGTCGAATCCTTCAAGATGCCATGCTGGAATCGTAGGTACGATCTACAATGTAAATGAGTCCGTTCCGTATTCTCTCGTTGACATGATGAAGCCATACAACTATCTGTATGATGCCATTCATGCCAAGCTGGTCGATTTGATTGCTACAAACTGGGGTAAGCTTGTTGAGGTAGACCTTGCCCTTGTCCCTAAAGGTTGGGAGATTGAGAAGTGGATGTACTTTGCCCGTGCGAACAAACTTCTGATTAAGGACTCATTCAACGAGGGGGCGAAAGGTGCTGCGACTGGTAAGCTAGCCGGTGGTTTGAACAATGCAACGAAGGGATATGTCGATGCAGACTGGGGACAGTCTATCCAGAACTATATCGAGCTGCTTCAATGGACGAAAGATTCGATGTCTGATTTGGTCGGTATCAACCGGCAACGGGAAGGAAATACTTATAGCCGTGAGACCGTTGGTGGTATTGAGCGGGCAGTCCTGCAATCATCGTATATTACAGACTGGCTTTTCCAGCAGCACGATGACACGAAGCGCCGTGTGCTTGAGTGTTTCCTTGAGGAAGCGAAAGGTGCACTTCGTGGACGGAGTAAGAAGTTCCAGTATATCCTGTCCGACAATTCCAGGAAAATCATGGAGATTGACGGTGACGCCTTTGCCGAGTGTGACTATGGCCTCGTCGTTGACAGCTCCAATGACACGCAGAAGCTGAACTCACAGATCGAGACTTTGGCGCAGGCGGCGCTGCAGAACCAGCTTCTGGATTTCTCATCCATCCTCAAACTCTATACTTCTGCCTCTATGCAGGAGAAGGTCCGTATCGTGGACATCGCCCAGAAGCGGATGCAGCAGCAACAGGAGCAGGCTCAGCAACAGCAGCAGCAGCTTGAGCAGCAGAAGATTCAGGCAGACCTCCAAGCTAAACAGGAAGAGATGCAGCAGCGTGATGCAATCAACCAGCGGGATAATGAAACAAAGATTCGGGTTGCCGAAATCAACTCCCGTGCGGAGTATATGCGTCTTGGTATTTATGCCGAAGAAAATGATGAGCAGTTGGTGCATGAGAAGCTGAATATCGAACGAGAGAAGCTGCAGGAATCTATTCGGCAATTCGATGCAGAATTGAGGCAGAAGGATAGCGAGCTTAAACAGAAAAAAGACATAGAATTGAAGAAGATTGAGGCGCAGAAACAGATAGCCAGTAAGAAAAATAATAATACCAAATAGTTATGGCAAAGCATTTTACCAGACAGGAAATTGAAGAAATCCGTATGCAGCTGGCCCAGCAGGGCATGAAGGATACGGACTTCATTGAAACCGATAAGTTTACCGGCGATGACTACTTCGTTATTGTTCAGGATGGAAAGAACAAGAAGATCAGTGCCGATACTTTCCGGTCGGACTATAACGAGATTGCCGAGCAGGATCATCAGACCGCCATGACAGACCATCAGACGGCAGAGAGTGATTCTGCGCAGGCTGGAAGAGACCATCAGACGGCAGTCAATGACCATGAGATAGCTGTGGCAGACCATGCTTTGGTTGCACCAGATCATGCACAGGCCGAGGCAGACTCTTTACGGGCAAGACAGGACCATAATATTGCAGTAGCGGATCACACGATTGCAGTAGAGGACCATAATCAGGCTGTATCCGACAGTATTGAATCGGCGGAGGCCACGACCAATGCCATTACTGCTGCGGCTCTTGCGAATGCAAAGGCTGAACTCGTACAGGATAAGCTTGATACGGCAGACCAAGACCATGTACGGGCAGAATCCGATCATCGCACTGCAACAACAGACCATGCCATAGCCGATGGTGATCATACAGCGGCCTTGCTTGACCACGAGAACCATGTTCTTGACCATGCGCAGTCCGCAGAGGATAGTCGTATTGCCGGTATCAATGCTTTGCAGGCACAGAATGACCATACAAGAGCTGAGAGTGACCATAACACGGCATTGAATGACCATACGACTGCACAGACAGACCATAGTGTTGCCGTGGCTGACCATAATGTTGCTACTGATGCTGCAGGTCTCGCCAATGAAAAGGCATCTGAGGCGGAAAATGCAGCGGGGCGTGCCAACACAGCTGCCGCAGCGGCGGAACATCAGGTTGATGTTAAACGCGGCTACGGCATTCAGTCTGTTACACAGCCTGTGGTCGCGACTACCAACGGAGGGGTTAATACCATTCGTGTAACTACCGAAGATGGAAAGACATTTGACTTCCAAGTGCGCAATGGCAAGAGCAGCGCAGGATTCTTCCAGACATCACAGGCCCTCAATACGGCCATCCCATCCCCAAATGCTGGTGACTATGCCTTTGTTAGCAAAGCGGAAGACGGCTCTTTTCCTGCATACATCTATGTCTGCGCTACTGCCGGTACCTGGTCTGCGACCGAGGCAAAATACGACGGTGACAGCGTGGATCTGACCCCTTATGCAACAAAGGAGCAGGTCAGTCAGTTGGGCCAAGAAGTTAATGGTGGCGAAGAAACGCAGACGGTATCCGCAACCGAGACAAAAGTAAACTTCAGGATGCCAATCAATGGCAATAATTGGACGAATAGTTCGGCAACCGGATTCGCCATTGATAGTTTTGCTGTAATAGCTGGCGAGTCATACCATCTTGTTGTCCCGAAGATGAGCAACGCATATACTGCGGTTTATGAATTTGGGACAAATCTGAATGTTTCACAAATCTCTTCTGGTACACTCCCCAATCCAGTTGAAAAGGGGCCTGTAACAAATGCAGGATATGACATTGTTATCCCGGAGGGAATATCCGCCCTTTATGTATGCTATGAGGTCGCTTCAGGCTCTCCTGTAGTGACCACAATGGTACAAGTACCCGGAATCAATGAGTTAAGAGTGAATGTCGAGACAGTAAATACCCGCATAGAAGAACTCCAAATCTCGGTGGATGACAAAACTGAACAGATTGGGAATGAGGGGAAAATCGTAAATAATGCAATCCTCGGAGGTACAATTAACGGTCGAGTCTTACCATTTGAGATAGGCGCCGTCACTATCGATGCAACTGGGTGGACATTTACAAACAGCAATACTCGTGCCCGCATAAAGCAAGGTTCACCCGTCGTCTGTAAGGCTGGCGATATTATTTCACTCTCCGATTATACAAATTATAGAATGTTTGTCGGTTGGCGGATTGGAACGTCTTACAAGTATAATAAAAACTGGTTGAGTGCAGACTTTACCTGTCCAGAAAGCGGAGAATATGAAATCCTCCTCGCCAGACAATCAGGACACGAAGTGACGATTTCTAATGCTACGGACTTGTCCCAAAATCTCTCGCTGACCCAAAAAGGGGAAATAAAGAGAGTTTATGATGTGGCCATAATGAGAAGGAAAATCCGTAGTGTGGCTCATCAAGGATATAGTGAAACAAATAGCCAAGGGAACAATTTGGCAGAGGGTTATGTACTGGCCGCTTATAAAGGATTTAATTATGGCGAGTGTGATATCCAGTTTTCTTCTGATAATATTCCCTTCTGCTGCCATTCGTCTTTGATTGATTCCCAACGAGTGAACGCCTTCTATGACCCAGTAGCACAAGAGTATGTTTATTTTGCCGAGAATACGGCAGAACAAATTTTGTTCCACGCATACATTGATGCAGACCATACTGTTTCGACGTTTGAAGAAGTCCTCGCTGCCTGCAAGTCTGTTGGAATTGGACTTTATATTGACAATCTGAGTAATGTAACAACGCCCGAACAATGGAATGCGATTTTCTCCCTTGTGAAATGCTACGCGATGATTGACAATATTGTATGGCTGGCCCCCAGCATGTCAGTAGGCGCAAGCATACTTGAGTACTATCCAAATGCCGAGATTTCAATCATACGCGATTCCTCGGAATCCTCAATCGCGATGGCAAATGCGCTGAAGACTCCATCAAACAAGGTTAGTATTAGCCTTAATAGTAGTAATGTCGGAGTATCCGAATTAAAAACTATTTATGGCCAACTGAACCCCGGCGTGGAGGTATTCGTCTATACAATAAACTCTGTCAGTGTGTATAAGAATTACATTCCTTATGTGAAATCTATTACGTCCGACAAAGTTTCAGAGTATATGTTATAGCCATAATAATGAACACAATGACTGAATAATATGCAGGGAAACTGTTATTAGATTATGTGAAATGGGCAAATGAAGAAATCGCTAATCCGAATGATTGCCCTTTTGATGCCGAAGAAGTATTTGAGGTGATGAAGATGGGTGGTGAAAAGTTGCTCGCAACTCATTGACATTAACCCATAACTGACTAAGTTACTAACACGTTACTAACGCTATGGCAAGTTTCGATACCTATGCGCCGCGCCTCCGTAAGTGGGAGGGCCGCATCTTCACAATCCTTCCTAACGACAAAGGTGGCCCGACGAACAGCGGGATAACGCTCGCTACGTTCCAGTCGGTTTTCGGCAGCGACAAGACCATCACCGACCTCCGCAATATGACCGACGCGCAGTGGCGGATTGTGATGAAAGGTTTGTTTTGGGATAAGTGCTGGGCGGATATGATTCACAACCAGTCCGTCGCGGAGATATTCGTCGATTGGTGCATCAATGCTGGTCTCGGCAAGATTAAGATGATTCAGCAGATGGTCGGGACGAACCCTGACGGCATTGTCGGACCAAAGACGATTGCGGCTATCAATCGCGCGAACCAAGAGGCCCTTCACCGCCAAATCAAGCTCACGCGGGCGAAACGATACATCGCCCAGATCGAGGCCGACAAGTCCCAGATGGGATTCTTCAACGGTTGGTTCAATCGCATTATCGACTTTAACTACAAAAAGTAATACGCCATGACTACCTTTTCACTTGTTACTACAATTCTTGCCCTCGTCATCTTCGTGGGCTTCGTGGCTTTCGGGGTCGTGAAGTTCGGCTGGCAGAAATCCTACTCGGCCTTTGCCCCTA